CGAACGAACGGGTCGTGCTATTCTTGCGCGGGAGCGGCAAGGCGACACGTCTACTTACCACTACGTCGATAATCTTTCCCGCGCTGTCAAATATGTCACAAGACAACTCGTAGATCTGATTCCTAAGATTTATGACACGCAGCGCGTGGCTCGAATTATTAAGCCAGATGGCGAAGTTGGGATGGCTAAAATCAACCCACAACAGCCAGAAGCGATTCGGTCAATCAGAGACGTCAACGGTATTGAGATTGAAAAGATCTACAATCCAAACGTTGGCACATATGATGTGCAAGTCTCCAGCGGGCCTAGCTATATGACCCGCAAGCAGGAGGCTATGGACATGATGGGCCAGATCCTTCAGACCAATCCAGCGCTTTGGTCGGTTGCTGGCGATCTATTTGTAGAGAATATGGATTGGCCTGGTTCGGCTGAAATGGCTAAACGCTTCCAGAAAATGCTTGATCCAAAGGTTCTTCAGAATACTGATGAGTCGCCAGAGGCGCAGATTATGCGTCAACAGATGAATGATATGGCAAATCAGATGGAACAGACGACTCAGATGATTCAGCAACTGCAAAATAGCTATGATATGCAGAAACTGAAGATTGACGAGCAAAACACGCAAATTAAGGCTTTTGACGCCGAAACAAAGCGTATTCAAGCTACTGCCGCTAACATGACACCGGAGCAAATTCAGGATATAGTGCTTGGAACCGTCGCTGCGGCTATGGACACAGGCGATATTGTGCGCGGGACGCAGGCTAGAAACCCCGAACAAGGTGAATTAGGCGTATGAAAGCGGCGGATTTTGTAGGGCATTTGTTTTTAGCGCGAGATGTGACGCATAGCGTCCATCTGAACACACGGTCTTATGCTAAACATAAGGCATTGAACAAGTTCTATGATAAGATTATTGACCGTGCCGATGATTTTGCGGAAGCCTATCAAGGTCGGCATGGGTTGATTGGCCCGATTTCGCTAATGTCTGCCAAAAAGACCACAAATGTGGTAGAGTTTTTGGAAGATTCGCTAAAAGACATCGAAGATAACCGTTTTAAGGTCTGTGACGAGTCGGATACAGCCCTTCAGAACATCATAGACGAGATCGTAGGCTTGTATTTGTCTACTCTCTACAAGCTCAAATTCTTGGCGTGAGGTAACGATGCCTACTGCAACGTATAATAAATACACAGCCGCTATTGCGCCTTTGTTAGAGGGTATCAATTCTGGCTCAGATTCATGGAAAATAGCGCTTGCGGCAACTGTTAACGCAGCGGATACGACATTTACGCCGGGCACGTCTGATCTTGCCACAGGTAATGGCTATACGGCTGGCGGTAATGCTGCGACAGTATCATCGCACGCTCAGACAAGTGGCACTTATAAGTTAGTGCTTGCAAGCCCTGCTACATGGACAGCTACAGGTGCTGGATTTACGTTTAGATACGCTATTATGTGGGATTCGACGACTAGCACGCCTGTTGCGTATTGGGATTATGGCTCTAGTCAGACAGTCGCCGCCGGAGAAACAGTCACTGTAACGCTTGACGCTACAAATGGCGTGTTCCAGGCGACCTAATGATATGTCAGATAACAGGCTACTTTTAACGGAAAGTGGCAATAACCTTACTACAGAATCTGGCAGTTACATAATTGCCGTTGTTGTATATCTTACGATAGCCAACAATGGCACTTATAGCATTACAGGCCAATCAGCTACATTATTAAAAACTAAATCAATATCAGCTAGTTACGGTTCTTATAACGTAACTGGTCAATCAATTAATTTTATTAAAGGCCGTGTTCTTACATCTAATTATGGGTCTTATGCCGTTACAGGCAAAACAGCGGTCATATTAAGAAGTAAATTAATAACGGCGAATAATGGCTCGTATAGCATCACAGGACAAACCGCAAACATACTAAAAAGCAAGTTAATAACATCTAACTACGGGTCTTATGCTGTTGTAGGACAGTCAGCTACGCTTTTGCGAGGCAACTTAATTGTCGCGAATAATGGTTCTTACAATGTCACAGGAAAAACAGCGGTCATTTTAAAAAGTAAATTAATAACAGCAAATAATGGCTCGTATACAATAACAGGATATTCTGTTAAAATATCAAAAGGTTATTATTTAGCTCCTATATACGGCGCGTATAGCTTGACAGGTTACACAACGAATATATCTTACGGGCGTAATCTTTTTGTGTTACAAGGCAGCTATTCAATTGTTGGCGCAAGTGCTAACATTACGTCGGGTTCGGCTATAAATACGAGTCAATATCTTGTTGAGCTTCGATCATTTACGGAGCGGAGGAGATTCTGAGTGGCTACAAACATTAAAGCTATTACCTCATGCTTGGGGTATCAGCAGATCACTTCTACCAGCTCTGCGGTAAATTTGACCGTTCCAACTAAAGACCCTGTTTCAGGGCTGAACGTAAAGGCTAATTTTGCGCTGATTACTCCTGAAACACAGGCTGTCAGATGGCGCGATGACGGAACAGCTCCTACGGCTACAGTAGGTATGCCTTTAGCCGCAGGCGTTACACTTCAATATGACGGGGATCTGTCCAAGATTCAATTTATTGCACAGACTGCCGGTGCTATCGTCAACGTCAGCTATTACGTTTGAGGCTGTTATGAACATCTCTAATGACAATCCGTCAGTTGACTATGTTGACTACTTTACCAAACAGTTTCCTCAAGATCTCGCCAAAATGGCGGCGCTTAAAGATGAACTGGCGGTCCGCCAGGGTGCATTAAGCGCAGCTCAAGACGCTATTGCTGATCGTGAAAAAGCTAAGACTGAGTTAGCTGACGCACAAGCGCAGGCAGCGGATATTATAGCTTCCGCACAAGCTAAACAGGCTGATGCAGACAAGTTAAAAGCTGATTTGGACATTCGCGAGAAGGTTATTTCTCAGCGCGAGACTGCTTTTGAAGCTACATCACAAGCTCGAAATGCCGCTCTTAAAACGGCTGAAAATGCTGTTTCTCAGCGTGAAAATAGCGTTAGCGACCGCGAAGATGCTTTGGCTGATTTGGCGGCCAAACTTGCTAACGACCGCGCGGCTTTAGAAGCGCGCATCAAGGCTTTCCAAGATAAAGTATCATCCTTCTAAGGACTGATTAAATGACCGATGTAAAGATCTCCGCGCTTCCGTCTGCCACGACTCCACTTACTGGCACGGAGATTCTTCCGATTGTTCAGTCGGCCACGACAGACCAAGTTTCCGTAGCTAACCTAACCGCAGGCCGCTCAGTCTCTGCCGCCAGCTTGACGCTGACCACGACGCCTCTGGCTGTTGGGTCGGGCGGCACTGGCCTTACCAGTTTAACGGCTGGATATATACCGTATGGGAATGGGACGAGTGCGTTTAGTTCATCATCAGGTTTGTATTTTGATGGGTCAAATTTGGGTATCGGGACAACTTCGCCAGCCAATAAACTTGAAATTCACAGTAACACCACAGCCGACTGTTCTTTATATTTTAGCAATGATTACAGTGGAGCAGCATATGCTGCAAATATCAAATTAAACGCTGCTAATACCTCTGGCGCAAACTATAATGGGTTATTTTGCCTTAGCAATGGAACAGTGAACTGGCAGATATACGGAGCCGGATCGTCTAATACAATAGCGTTTGCAACAGGCTCTTCTTCAACAGAGCGTATGCGCATCGACAGCAGCGGTTACGTAGGTATCGGAACAACTAGCCCAAGTTCATACGGCCATTTTTGTTCAGTAGTTGGTGTTTCATATGTAGCATTACAAGCCAGCGTTTATAACACAGCATATTTTGGCCCACGTTCTGCTAATGATAGTATTTGCTCAATTTACTATTCTTGGAGTCCGACTAATAACGCCGATAATGTGTGGCTAAACGATTATTCATCGGGTAGCTGGAATATTGGGTATAAAGTTGGCACAAGTTCATCTTTAGCAATATTAAACAGTAATGGCGTATTAAATGTTTGCGCAAGCACAGCCACACCCGCTGGCGGCTCAACCTCTGCGCGTTTGGTATTTGGCACTACCGCAGGCTTTGGCATTTACTATGGCTCAGGCGCTCCGACTGTCTCAGCGGCGCAAGGATCAATTTATATTCGCAGCGATGGCTCATCTACGTCTACGCGATTGTATGTGAACACGAACGGTAGCACCACTTGGACAAACGTGACAACAGCCGCGTAAGGATCAACAATGGCAAATACATACACTTGGGTAATCAGCCAATTAGAGTGCTATCCACAGCAAGATAACCACACGGACGTAGTGTTCACAATTCACTGGCGCAGACAAGCGACAGACGGAACGCATAACGCTGATATTTACGGAAGCCAATCCGTAACGCTAGATCCAGACGCTCCATTCACAGCCTATGCTGATCTGACTGAAGCGCAGGTTATCGGCTGGCTTGAAGATGCGATGGGTAAAGAGACATTAGCTGCACAAGTCGCTTCGCTTGACCAACAGATTGAGGATCAGATTAACCCGCCGGTCATTAGACCACAGCTTCCTTGGAGTAACTAATGAAAGTTGATTTAACAATACAAGAATGGAATGTCGTTATAAATGCTTTAGCTGGCCGCCCATATGCCGAAGTTATGGACTTGATTCCTAAGATTAGAGAGCAGGTCGCAAAGCAAGTTGACGATAAGCCCGAAGAACAGTAATACTACACATTAACCGACTGGCCGGAAAGCTAGGTAAGAAATGTCTGATGAAGAACAGGCTGTAGCGGAGATCAGCCCCGCGCCGGAACAGGAAGCTACGGCAGCACCTGCACCCGCTGATATGACGCCGGAGGAACAAACCACAAAATCGTTCTCTCAAGAAGAGTTGGACGCTATTGTTGGAAAACGCCTTGCAAGAGAACAGCGCAAATGGGAAAGAGAGCAAGCCCAACGGCTTGCGGAGCAACAGGCTAGACAGCCGGTCGCACCTCCACCTGCGCCAGATGATTTTGAGAACGCACAGGTCTATGCAGAAGCATTGGCCGAGCGTAAGGCTCAAGAGATGCTGGCACAACGTGAGGCCGCAAAGCAGCAGGCAGCTCTACTTGACGCTTATCACGACCGTGAGGAAGACGCTCGGTCTAAGTATGACGACTTTGAACAAGTCGCGTATAACCCGAATCTTCCTGTGACGGATGTGATGGCTCAAGCCATACAGGCTTCTGATATTGGCCCCGATGTGATTTATCACCTTGGGTCTAACCCAAAAGAAGCCCATCGGATTTCCAGATTGCCGCCTGTCTTGCAGGCACGGGAGATCGGTAAACTTGAGGCTAAGTTAGCTTCAGATCCGCCGGTCAAGAGAACTTCATCTGCCCCGGCCCCTATTGCTCCTGTTGCTCCGCGTTCGTCTGGTGGCCCGACATATGATACAACTGACCCTCGGTCGATGAAATCAATGTCTACATCTGAGTGGATTGAAGCGGATAGACAGAGGCAACTTAGGAAGCTGGAGGCTCAACGTCGCAGATAGGTGACATAAAATGAGCAATTCACTCTTAACAATTGATATGATTACAAGAAAGGCTCTGGAAATTCTGGAGAATAATCTTGTAATCACTCGCACTGTCAACCGCCAGTATGACGACAGCTTTGCCGTCGAAGGCGCTAAGATCGGTTCGACCCTCCGTATCCGTCTTCCTGACCGCGCTTTGGTCACGGACGGCGCTGCTCTTCAGGTTCAGGACGACAACGAGCAGTATACGACCTTGACTGTTTCTTCACAGAAGCACATCGGCGTGAACTTTACGTCTGCCGAACTGACCATGCAGTTGGACGACTTTGCTGAACGCGTGCTTAAGCCACGTATTTCTCAGCTTGCTTCCAGCATCGACGCTGACGTCGCTAACGCTTATCAGCAGATCTATAACTCTGTTGGCACGCCGGGCACGACGCCTGCTACGTCGCTTGTTCTTCTTCAGGGCAACCAGAAGCTGAACGAGTTCGCTACGCCAATGTCTCAGCGTTATGTCGCCGTCAACCCAGCCGCTAACGCTGGTCTGATCGAAGGCATGAAAGGCTTGTTTAATCCAGTTGATACCATCAGCAAGCAGTTCAAAAACGGCTTGATGGGTGAAGGTATCCTTGGCTACGACGAGCTGAACATGACGCAGTCGATCCGTCAGTTCACGACTGGCTCACGCTCCGGCACGATCACGGTAACGACCACTGTTGCAACACAAGGTCAGTCCACGATCACGCTGACGGGCACAGGCAGTCAGACGCTTGCTGTTGGTGACGTGTTCACCATCGCTAACGTCTACGCTGTCAACCCACAGACGCGTGAATCGACCGGTTCGCTTCAGCAATTTGTTGTGACGACGGCCAACACAGCATCTTCGGGAACTTACTCGAACGTAGCGATCTCTCCTGCGATCTATACGTCGTCAAACGCTCTCGCTACTGTTGACAGCTTCCCGCAGTCAGGTGCGACAGTTACGTTCCTCGGCGCTGCTTCGACGACGTATCCACAGAACCTTATCCATCACAAAGACGCGATCTCTTTCGCGACTGCCGATCTTCTCCTTCCACAGGGTGTAGATATGGCTTCGCGTCAGGTTCACAACGGCATTTCGTTGCGTATTGTTCGTCAATACGACATCAACAATGACCGTATGCCTTGCCGTATCGACGTGTTGTATGGCTACAGCGCGATCCGTCCAGTAATGGCTGCTCGTCTTTGGGGCTAATGAGAGGGGGCGAAAGCCCCTTCTTTCTTCCATTTTAGGAGTTAAATCACATGGCACTTCCTTCAGTCGGTGGTGGCTATCAGTTAGGCGATGGCAACCTTAACGAAGTAACAATTGGCGACCAGGGCACAGTTACAGCTCTGACAGGCGCGTCAAACACGCTTACCGCTGCACAGCTTACCGCTAACATCATCACGATCAACAGTGGCGGCGCTGGCGCTACGGCAATCACGACGCCAACTGGCGCGCAGATCGACGCATTGCTGACAAACGCTAAGATCGGCAGCACGTTCGATGTGGCGCTTATCAATATCTCCACGACAGGTGGCGATGTCGCTAACTTGGTTGCAGGCACAGGTATTACTTTTGTCGGCAACGTCTATCTTGCTGTTGGTAACGCTTCGGCGGCAGCGGCTAGTTCAGCACTTTTCCGCTTTGCGCGCACAGCATCAGCGGCTTGGTCTTGCTATCGCATCGGCTAATAGAGTGGGCGTCAGCCCATTCTTCTCTTTTAGGAGATTAAAATGGTCAATACCAAACCGATTGGTGTTGCCTACTCTGATCCACAGCTTGTAAGCGGCACGACTATCGACGGCGCTGTCATTACAAACCCAACGGTCACAGGCGCAACAATCACAGGCGCTGTTACGGCGTCTACGTTAAATCTTGCTGTTGCTAAACCAGCCGCAGCAGGCACAAACCAAGCTACAGCTACCGCTCTTGGCGCTGGTTTTAGCTGGGTTACGGCTGCTGACGGAACTAAAGGCGTTGCATTGCCAACAGGCGTTGCAGGTCTTGTTGTCATCATAAAAAATGATGATACGGCTAACGCTATCCTTAAAGTTTACTCAGCTAATGACGGTAACAGCGCGGCTATTAATGCTGTGACTTCTGGCACTGCATATTCTATGGCTGCTAAAACCTCAGTTATGTTTGTGGCCTATAGTGCAGCTCAGTGGTTCTCAATTCCGCTAGTAGCATCTTAATACTAATACCACGGGCGACCTACGGGTCGCCTGGCCCTCCCATAGGAGTTTTTATGGCTGTTTTTTATCTTCGACACCCAAAGCACGGCGTCAAAGTTGCCACCTCTGATATGGAAGTGACGCATGACGAAGAGCGAGGATGGGAACTATTTAACCCTACTGAGGTGACTGAAGAACCGACCAATGCTATAGTTTTGCGGCGTGGACGCAGACCAAAGGTAGACGATGACAACAGCATACGACCAGATCTGCGGGGCCTTGAGACTGATAGGGATGCTGGCTGAAGGTGAAACGCCTTCTTCAGAGACAGCTAATGATTCCCTGACAGCACTAAATCAGATGATAGATTCTTGGAATACCGAGCGTCTATCTGTTTTTTGCACGCAAGATCAGACATTTCTTTGGACGCCAAACTTTTGTGTTCAGACACTTGGGCCTACCGGTGATTTTGTTGGTAATCGTCCAATTCGGTTAGATGACGCGACATATTTTAGAGATCCGTCAACAAACGTTTCGTTTGGCATTAAACTTATTAATCAACAACAATATGATGGTATTGCCGTCAAGACAGTGACCAGCACTTATCCGCAGGTCATTTTTGTCAACATGACATACCCTAACATTACGATGAGCATTTATCCGGTTCCGACACGCGTGTTGGAATGGCATTTTATCTCTGTATCTACGCTTGATATACCTGCGACATTAGCAACACCATTGTTATTTCCGCCGGGGTATTTACGAGCCTTTAGGTATAATCTTGCTTGCGAGATCGCGCCGGAGTTTGGTGTCGAACCGCCGCCTACAGTTAGCCGTATTGCTATGGCGTCAAAACGCGATCTGAAGCGCGTCAATAATCCTGACGACGTAATGGCTCTGCCTTACAGCATGATGCAGCGTCGTCAGCGCTTTAACATTTATGCTGGCAATTATTAATGAAGACGCCTATCCTCGGCTCATCATACGTTACGCGTAGCCCTAACGCGGCTGACGCCCGTATGATTAATCTTTACCCTGAGATTATACCTGAAGGCGGTAAAGAGGCGGCGTGGCTTCAACGCGCGCCGGGGCTTCGATTTCTTGCTAACGTAGGATCTGGGCCTATTAGAGGTCTATGGGCGTATGGCAATTATGGCTACGTCGTTTCTGGGAATGGGCTATATCGTGTAGATACAAGCTGGCATCCGACATATTTAGGTTCAATTGCTGGAACAGGGCAAGTAAATTTATCTAATAACAACACACAAGTATATGTTGCTGCTGGCGCTAACGGATATATTTACGATACGTCGTCAAATACATTCTCACAAATTACAAGCGCTAATTTTTTTGGCGCTGTTGGTGTTGGTTATCTTGACGGATATTTTGTTTATAACCAGCCTGGAACGCAGAATTTTTGGGTGTCTAATCTTCAAGATGGTCTAACCATACAACCTTTAAGTTATGCGGCGGCTGATGGCGCGCCTGACAATCTTGTCACGCTGATCGTTGACCACCGCGAAGTTTGGTTGTTTGGATCTTATACAGTTGAGGTCTGGTATGACGCTGGTCTGCCAACATTCCCATTAGCGCGTATTCAAGGTGCGTTTAACGAAATTGGATGTGCAGCGGCATATTCTGTCGCCAAGCTCGACAATGGCATCTT